TAGCTAGAATGATGTTAAAATTATGTGAGAGGTACGCTACTCGCGGCAACGTTCGTGGCTACACATACAACGACGAGATGAAAGGTCAAGCCATTTTGCAATTAACACAAATAGGACTTCAATTTGATGAATCAAAATCAGACAACCCTTTTGCTTATTTTACTGCCGCTGTTACTAATAGTTTTGTACGTGTCATTAATATAGAAAAACGCAATCAGAACATCCGCGATGATATTCTAGAAATGAATGGTATGAACCCAAGTTATAGTAGAACTGGTGCTGGTGAACATGCGGCCGCTTTGAAACGTGCGGGGGAAGAAACCAGTGAGTAATCTGTTTAAAAAAGTTGCCTGTTTTACGGATATACATTTTGGATTGAAATCTAACAGCTCAGTACACAACCAAGACTGTGAAGATTTTGTAGACTGGTACATTGCTAAAGCAAAGGAGGAAGGTTGTGATACAGGTATCTTTATGGGTGATTGGCATCATAATCGCAATAGCCTTAATATCACTACGATGGATTATAGTTTGCGTGCCTTGGAAAAACTTGGTAAAGCGTTTGATAATTTTTACTTTTTTCCTGGCAATCATGATTTGTATTACAAAGATAAGCGGGACATACATTCAGTTGAGTTTGGAAAATATATTCCTGGTATCACTGTTGTACATGAGCCTACTACTATTGGCGATGTCACGTTATGCCCTTGGCTGGTCGGAGACGAATGGCGGTCGGTGAGCAAGAAAGGCGGCAAATACATATTTGGACACTTTGAATTACCCAGCTTCTTTATGAACGCCATGATACAGATGCCGGACCATGGAGAGATCCAACTCAGCAGTTTCAAAAACTATGAACTGGGATTCAGTGGGCACTTTCATAAACGTCAGCAACAAAAGAACATGATCTATATCGGCAATGCATTTCCGCACAACTATGCTGACACATGGGATGATGAGCGAGGCATGATGATAATGGAGTGGGGAGGTCAACCTGAATATCACACCTGGCCTGCTCAACCCACATTTAGAACTATCAAACTAAGCGAGTTGATCGACCGTGCTGACGAAGTGATACTGCCCAAACAACATTTGCGTGTTACACTAGACATTGACATCAGCTTTGAAGAAGCAAGTTTTATCAAAGAAAAGTTCATTGGCGATTATGATATCCGAGAACTTACGCTGATAGCGGAAAAAAAGGATGTAGAAATTAACACTAACATTGATATCCAATCGTTTGAAAGTATTGATCAAATTGTTAGCAATCAGATTATAAGCATCGAATCAGACACTTATGACAAAAACACATTGTTGAGCATTTATAATAGCCTATGATCAAGATAAAAGATTTAACAGTTAAGAACTTCATGAGCGTGGGTAATCAAACCCAGGCAGTGGACTTTAGCAAAACAAACCTAACACTTGTACTGGGTGAAAACTTGGATCAAGGCGGCGATGATAGTGGCAGTAGAAATGGCACTGGTAAAACCACCATTGTAAATGCCTTGAGTTTTGCGCTGTTTGGTAATGCACTCACTAATATTAAAAAAGACAATCTTATCAACAAGATCAACAACAAGAACATGTTGGTCACACTTAGTTTTGAAAAAGATGGTATTAATTATCGTGTGGAGCGAGGACGAAAACCCGCACTCATGCGATTTTTTGTAGACGATCAGGAACAGGAAACAGCAGAAACTGATGATGCACAAGGCGACATGCGTGAAACCCAGAAGGACTTGGATGACTTGCTGGGCATGAGTCACGACATGTTCAAACATATTGTTGCATTGAACACCTATACAGAACCGTTCCTCAGCATGCGGGCCAATGATCAAAGAGTTATTATTGAACAGTTGCTGGGTATTACACTTCTAAGTGAAAAAGCAGATGCACTTAAAGAACTAATCAAACAAACCAAAGATTTAGTCACACAAGAATCGGCAGACATTGAAGCGGCAAAACGTAGCAATGACAAAATCCAACAAAGCGTTGACAGTTTGATCACAAGACAAAGTGCTTGGAATACTCAGCATGATCAAGAACTTGAAAAGATGGGCAGGGCCATTGTGGAGTTGGAGAGTGTAGATATTGAAGCTGAGCTTGCGAAGCATGCGGAGCTCAAAGCTCATGACGAAAAGTCAGCGAAGCTGAAAAGCCTAAATAAGGAACGTGCTACGTTAGATAGCGCGACAGCGCAAGCGGAGCGAAGCGTCACGAAGTACGAGCGCGAGCTCGCCTTATTGGCTAACAAGACCTGTCACGCTTGTGAACAAGAACTGCATGACCACAAGCATGAAAGCATGACTGCCACAGCCCAAGGGCATCTTGATGAGTCTCGAAAATATCATGACAAGGTTGCCAAGGATCTTGCAAAAATACGCAAGGAAATGGATGCCATTGGCGAATTGGCCGCCAAGCCACAAACATATTATGACAGCCTCGAGCAGGCGCTCAAGCACCAGAACAATCTCAAAACCTTAGAAAATCAACTGGTGATCAAGGTGGGTGAAACGGATCCGTACCAGGAGCAGATTGACGAACTGCGCAACACAGCCATGCAGACCATTTCATGGGACAGTGTGAATGAACTAAACTTACTCAAGGATCATCAGGAATTCTTGCTCAAGCTGTTGACCTCAAAGGATTCGTTCATACGCAAAAAAATCATAGATCAGAACTTGGCTTACCTCAACAACAGACTCACTTACTATCTGGACAAGATGGGCTTGCCACACACTGTGATGTTTCAAAACGATTTGTCTGTGGTGATCACACAGCTGGGGCAAGACTTGGATTTTGACAATCTCAGCAGAGGCGAGCGCAACAGACTCATTATCAGCTTGAGCTTCAGCTTTCGCGATGTGTGGGAAAGTTTGTATCAGCAGATCAACTTGCTGTTTGTGGACGAGCTGATTGACAACGGCTTGGACGCATCGGGCGTGGAAGGTGCCCTGGGCATACTGAAAAAGATGAGCCGGGAGCGCAAGAAAAACATATTCTTGATTTCGCACAAGGACGAGCTGATTGGTCGTGTGAACAATGTGTTGCGAGTGATCAAAGAAAACGGCTACACTTCATATGCCACTGATCTAGAGATCAATGAGTAAGCACGTTGATCCCAGTCCTTATCAGAACGAAGAGAGCCACGAGAAACTCATGGCAGCATTTAGGGAATATTTCAAGGCAAATCAAGATTGGCAAAACAAAGGCACCCGCAGAGCAGGCGAAAACATGCGCTACTGGCTGGCACAGATCCGTATCATAGCCAAGGAACGCAGAGAACATGTACAGCAGTATCGCGTGTATTTGGATCAGACTAAAGCAGAAAAGAAATCAAAAGACCAATGAATTTGATACCTGTAAATTGCGATTGTATTCTAGCCAACGGTGACTCGTGGGTCTTTGGTGCTGAGCTCAGAGATCCTTCCAGACCTGCAGATGAAAGCGACTTTGAACCCATACACATGGACTATAGAGTCAAACACTCTTGGCCAACTCTAGTAGGCCAAGCTCTAGGCTTTCCTGTGATCAATGCAAGTGAAGGCGGTGCTGGCAACGATAGGATTTTACGTACCACAGTGTATGAAGTCAGTAAATTGCTAGCAGAAGGACGCAAGCCGTTTGTCCTAGTTGCTTGGTCGCAGTTACAAAGATTTGAATTACCTGGCGGGCTTAACGGAAACTTTTATCGTAGTTTTGTTTCGCCTGCGGCCGCAAACAATCCGCCAATAGCGAACGAAATATGGAGCAAATGGTCATCGGATCGTACTGATTTAACCAAGTGGGTGCAGAGTGTTATTTTACTAGACTCTTTTTTAAAAACAAATCAAGTTGGTTATTTTGGGCTCAGTGTTTTTAAAGAGCCATATCGTATTTTTGAAGACCTTAGTACTACACAGCATTTTCAACCCTATATGAGTCAACTGGGTAAAGTTGACTTGACAAGGCATTTATATCATTTTTCATTAGAATCAATACTTAGGCAATACACAACAGACATCAAATATGGCCCTGGCGGACATCCGTTAGAATTAGGTCACGAAAGGCTAGCAGAATATATTGGAATACAAATAGGCAATAGATTCATTTTCAACACAGGGACCTAATCAAATTAACTACATAGTTAATGTCTTGGTACTATGAAAATCAATTAATAGAAACACTCCCCGAAACGTGTGCAGGCTTTGTGTACATGATCACCAATACGCAAACCGGGCGCAAGTACATAGGCAAAAAACTAGCAAAATTCTCAAAAACGACCTACAAGACTGTAAAGTTAAAGAACGGCACAAAGAAAAAGAAACGGATTCGTGGCAAAATAGACAGTGACTGGCCAGATTATTACGGCTCGTCACCTGAACTTACCCGGGACGTAGAGGCATTAGGCAAAGATCAGTTCCACAGAGAGATACTTTTTTATTGTAAAAGCAAGTCAGAATGTAGTTACGTAGAGGCTAGAGAACAGTTTTCACGCAGGGTTTTGGAATCAAATGACTATTATAACGGTCATATTCAGGTGCGTGTACACGGTTCACACATAAAGAAACTTCAAGAAAACTCAGGCAAATAACGCCAAATAAGTCCGCATCGGACGACGATTTAGATGATCCTACGACTGGGCCACGGGTACTCAGCAGGAAAAATCCTTGCCTTGGCGCCAAGGTACTCAGTAACTATCCTTTACAGGACGAAGATCGCAAGTGCCGCGGTTTTACTGTTTGAAAATAATTTTAATAGAGCCCAATGAGGGATGAAATATCCCAGGTTTTAGTAATATGTTAGCGTATATTATTGAAACTGCCGTCGTTTCCGCAAGGAAAAAAACGTAGCTAGAGGTACCGGATGACCGCCTCGGCAATGCTATAACGCTAGTGACTATAAGAACTCAGATAATGTTCTTTTGTTTTTTTGCCTGTGCAAACGGGCAAATGTGACTAACGAATCTAGATAATATTTACAGTGCTTCGCACTTGATTATAACTACACTGTAAGGAAAGAAAACAACTAGTTCGAGCTGACAAGCGAAGAACGAATGAACGCAGTTCATTCCCTAACTGTTATAAATACCTTATAGGAATCTATCATAATGAAAGTCACTGAGATATTAGTTCGCAAACAACCCGACATCACTTTAGACATGTGGTGTGAAGCTTGGGATCACATAGGCTATAAACCACTACCACGATATATTCCTGAATCATACAGAACTCAGTTGTTGTCTGAATTCAGTCTCGGTGATCTAGCTACCGGTGTGGGCAAGTTTGCTGACAAAGCCACGGGTAGATTCTTTACTACACCTGAAAAAGGTGTCACCGGCAAAACCATAGGTGGTGCTGGCAAGGGTGTATTTGCCAATCGCGGCAACGCGGCTATCAAATGGTTGAAAGTTGTGAAATTTCTCGGCTTCTACCCATTTTATGAAGAATGGCAAGCACAACGTGCCAAGATACAGGCAAGAACTGGAGTAAACGACGCTGACAAAGAAGCCGCATTGCGACAGGCAGCTGAACAAATGATAGTGAAAATTGTGGCTACAGCTCAGTTTGCCAACATGCTAAAATGGATGTTGCGTATTCCGCTCATAGGAAGAACCATGGGATGGATGATTGGTATCACTGGCAGTGTAGCCACTTTTGGACTTTTAGGTGGACCAGCGGTGATTGAAATTCTTGCCACCGAGATGGCAGCCATTGCATTGGAACGTTGGTTAACTTCCGAAGCTGGTAAAAACGCCATAGGCAACATTGTGATGTATGCCATTGATCCCAGTTTGACATGGGCATGGAACAATGGATTTGCTCCGTGGTTTGGATTTTTAAAACAAGTGGACATGAGTGCAGATGGCAAGAAACAATTCAGTCAAGATTTAAAAGTGGATGCAAACATCACAGCAAGTGATGTTGTCAACAAAGCCACTGACAGTGCCAAGAAGGCCATTGGCAGCATGAGTGCCGCACTACCAGCTGGTGTAATTCCAGCTGGCATTTTGGGCAATAAAACTGGTGATAAATCCGCCAGTACCGGTAATAAAACTGCTATTGGCAGCACTTCTACGGAACCAGAATCACCTGCGGATAAGAAATCTAATGGTGATACAACATTATTTCCTTCCGGAAGAGGTAAAGGCAGGAAGGATATGTGGGGCAATGATTTGCCAGACGCCAAATACTAAACCAACGGCATATTCCAGTTTTTAGTATTTTCCATATTTTCTTTAATTAGGTCTGTCATTAATTCAATGTCTTCATGTGAGTATACATGGAGCAATTCATACACACTAACTCCTCCTCGCATATACCAAGAAATTTTAAACAATGTTGCTTTAATTTGTTTAATATCATTTTCTAGCCTAACAATATGCTCTTGGATTTCAGAATCAGTACTAGTTGTTAGGCGCCAACGAAAAAATTTGTTTGATTTAACTCCACAGAGACTTCGCTAGATTCATTACACGCACTGCAAACTATAGTGGTTTTTGGAATTCGCCATTTTTCGTTATTTGCCATGATCTGATCTCGAATTTTTTTATATACTTCTTGATCACAATTTTTTAAAAATTCAGTTATAAATTCTTGATCTGTTACCACTTGGTCTTTTAACTCAATAGATTCTGCACTATCTAAAACCGATTTAGTTTGTATTTCATTTAATGACTCAAACAGATTTTTTACATAAATTTCTTTTTGATCAACATCGGTCAGTTGTTCAAGTTGATAGAACTGTCTTTGTATTTTAAAAGTATCCAATCCATGTGTGTTGGCTTGACGAAAACTTATAGGACGAAGTTTGATTGTAAATTCTTCAAATTTTACATCTGTCAAATATGTTGTGTTTTTAAAATGCTCCATGAATGTGTTAAGATCGATATCATAATCGTGTTCTGCATCACAGTTGTTACATTTATGAGTGGTGGAAAAAATATTTCCGTAAGTGGCAATTCTTATAGCAATCAATAAACAATCTATATCACTATTGGCTAGTTCGTACGGCTCGATAACTTCGGGGCAACAACTTTTAACCACACTAGCAATACTATCTCCAGATAATAAAGCGTCTGGAGTTTTCATTATAATTTCATCCATGCCGGTCATACCTAACACTTTTAGTTTGACAGACAATACTGTTCCCGGAGGGCTAAACAAACCTTTAGAAGGTAGTTCTACATAAAGTTTTGGTTGTCTAAAATACTGCTGTAAAGGATTATTTGCCATTTTGGCTCCTGATAAATATAGTGTATTTATATACGCAGTTTTCTAGGAGAAATAAATGAGTGGAATGACACCCGAAGATTATGAAAAAATGGCAGTGGCCAGGTATGAATACGAAAAACGCATGCAAGCCAGTATGGGCCAAACCGGTGCAGGATTTGCCGATGCTGTTAGGGCCATGAAGAATCCACTGGAACTGTTAGGTATGGCTGTGACTGGGCTAACTGATTCATTCAAACGCGGTATAACTGCATGGCAATATGCTAGCGATACTGGCGCAACTTTAGGAAAAAACTTTGTTGGATTTAATCTAAGTCTGATGGAGTCTCAACTAACACAAGACGATTTATCAAGAATAGTTCAACGTACAGGGGTGAATTTTCAAACACTTGGCGGAGGCATGGAGTCAAGCACCAAAAATTTCTTTGCATTAAGTGCTGAGTACAGTAGAGGCGCACAAGGCGCACAAACATATTTTAGAGATCTGGGTTACACAGTAGAACAAGCCAATGAGGTAATAGCTAGTACTGCGGCTAGTACGGGTACATTTAATAAAGCTATGAAAGCAGGCGGCGCCACTCAGGAAGCCGCATTGAAAGGAGTTTTGGAAAAATCAAAAGAGCTTGCCGCTGAAATGGCAGCTCTTACAGATCTAACTGGAATTAGTAGGAAAAAACAATTAGAAGAAAGAGAAGACCAAGATAGAGATATTGCTTTACAAACCGCATTAGAAGATTTACCAGAAGCTCAACGGAACGGATTTAAAAATATCACATCTGATTTGCAAGCCGCCGGCCTTGAAAAAATTGGTAGAGCTATTTTTACAAGTGAAGGAGCATTAAGCGAAAAAGAAGGACAATTTTTAGCGTTGATGGGAAGTGCGGGCCCAGCATTTAATCAAGCGATGCTTAATTATAAAGAAGCATTGAAAACAGGTGATGATGCTATTATTAAATCGGCAAAATTTAGATTAGATCAAGCTAGAGACGAAGCAGTACAAGTTGCTAGCTCACCAGAATTTAAAGCTATGGTCAGAGCCCGAGGGTTGATGGGAGAATATACCGAGGACATTCAAAAATTAAGAGGTTCTACTATACAACTCAATCGTTTAATGCAAGATAATCCAGGCATGACCATAAGCCAAGCAATTGAAAAAAGTAAAGCCAATTATGGAGAAAATCCTCCAAAATCAACAAAAGACACGCAAGAAAGATCTCTTACAGATTTGTCACAAACTATGTTAGGCATTGAACAAGCATACAATCAGCGGCTTGTATTAGAAGCCGATGCACTTAGAGTAATTGCTGAAACGGCAGGAAAGTTGGCTGCTACTAATACAGCAATGTTTGGCGGACAATCTTTTAAAGATTTTATTAGATCTGATAAGGCAACTGCTGATGCTGTTGAAAAGTCTCTTCAAGATTTAACAAAGATGGCAACAGACGCATGGACGAAGCTAACAGGATTGAGCTTGGATGAAACAAAAAAGTACGTGAGTACAATGTTAACAAATATCAACGATATGATCGCAGCCGCAAAAGCAAAAATAGACTATAAGGATGTACCCCCAGTGGTTCGAGCTGGAGGAAGTCCAGGTATTGCAGACTTTTTATCTAGCAGTACGAACATGATGAGTGTTTTTGAAAATTTTGGATCAGGTACTCCTGCGGTATTACATGGCATGGAATCAGTTATACGCCCCGAACAATTGAACGGTATTATTAATAAAGCCGCAGGAACTGCAATGTCATCCTTGTCTGGATCCATGCAGTCATCATCTGGTCAATTTAGTCAAGTGAATCCTGAAGTGTTCAATGACATAAAAAGCCAGCTGGCCATGTTAAATAGCTTGATGGCTTCACATCTACCTGATATTTCGAGCAGTATGACTAAACAATATAGTGCTCTGAGAGATCTAAGCCCAGACTTCCATGCCTGAGGATAATAAATGAGTTGGAAAAAATATTTCACACCAGTGCCAGTAAATGGACAAAATCTTGGCCCCCTTAACGGCGTTAACAGTGGCAACAGACTTGGCCCGGCACAGACCAATTACAGCAGTTACTTGCCAGATGTGTATACTGGTAGCCCAAATCGTATTGAGCGTTATGCTCAGTATGAAACCATGGATTCGGATCCGGAAGTCAATGCCGCACTGGATATCCTTGCGGAGTTTTGCACACAAAAGATCAAAGATGGCAAAAGCCCATTTGCAGTCAAATGGCGCAGTAAAGGCACCAATGCCGAAGTTAAAATTCTAAGCGAGTACTTACAGCAGTGGAACAAACTGCAAAAATTTGATGTGCGTATATTCCGCATTGTGCGCAACACATTCAAGTATGGTGATGCATTTTTTGTGCGTGATCCAGAAAATCAAAAATGGTCTTGGATTGATCCAACACAACTGATCAAGATTATTGTTAACGAAAGTGAAGGCAAAAAGCCAGAGCAATATGTTATCAAAGATCTAGCACCCAACTTTGTTGATCTAGTGGCCACACAGATCACACCCAATATCAATCCACGACAAACTGGCGGCGGCCCAGTTCCAGCCGCTGGATACATGGGCGCAGGTTCAGGACAGCGTGCCGGCGGTGCAAACAGTAGCAGTCAAAGCAGGTTTGGTCTCAACCAGAAAGAATCAGCAGTTGATGCTGAGCATATAATACATCTAAGCCTCAGTGAAGGGCTGGATCAAAACTATCCATTTGGCAACAGTTTGTTGGAAAATGTTTACAAAGTGTACAAACAAAAAGAATTGCTAGAAGATGCAATTCTTATCTATCGTATCAGTCGTGCGCCGGAGCGCAGAGTGTTCACCATTGATGTGGGCAACATGCCCAGTCACTTGGCCATGGCATTTGTGGAACGTGTTAAGAATGAAATACATCAGCGCAGAATTCCTAGTCAGACAGGTGGTGGTGCAAATGTTATTGATTCAGCATACAATCCACTCAGCATCAATGAAGATTACTTTTTCCCCAAAACAGCAGACGGCAAAGGCAGCGATGTCAAGATGTTGGAAGGCGGCAAGAACATTGGAGAAATTGATGACCTTAAGTATTTTACAAACAAGTTATTCCGTGGACTACGTATTCCTAG